TAGCTTTCGTGCCCATTTTCGTCGATTTCCAAACATACGATGACTCCGTCACCAAACACTATGCCATCCAGACGTGCAAATTTCTTGGAAGTCTCATTGGGGTCGTATCTGACGACAAATTCCCTGCGTTTCACGTCAATCTTTCCTTGGATGTGTCTGAAGAATGCGTTTTCATACTTCTTGAACTTGTCCCGACGAGAGTCGTCAGGATCACATGATAGACAATACTTGCACCCTGGATCGAGAAGATATCCTACTGGGCACTTCTCACCATTGTATCCATGGCATCTTTTGCTTAGAACATCAATCATCCCGGACGTCTTGCATACCTTGCAACAAATCCCAAAAGTTTCTCCTGGGTGATTGAAACTTGGACGAGTTCCACATGGGCATAGTTTGCTTAGAACATCAATCATCCCTGGCTTCTTGCACTCAGCGCAACAAATTCCCACTGATTCTCCAAGAAAATTGAAATGTGGTGCCTTTCCGCATGAACACTTCTTGTTCACAACATCAATCATCCCTGGCTTCTTGCACTCAACGCAACAAATCCCAAAAGTTTCTCCTGGGTGATTGAAACTTGGTCGAGTTCCACATGGGCATAGTTTGTGCTTGACATTTATCATCCCTGACTTCTTACACTCAACGCAACAAATCCCAATGGATTCTCCGGAGAAATTGTATACTGGTTGCTTCCCACATGGGCATAGTTTACTTCTAACATTTACCATCTCTGGCGTCTTGTGTTCTTTACACCATCTGGCCTTGAGACCAACGACATTGTATGATGCATTTTTCTTGCACTCTGGGTGTTTGCAAATTGTCATTTGTATATCACACTTTCAGTTCGTTTATATATCAAGAGTGTCGATATAAATAATATTACTATTAGTAAATGAAGACGCATCTTGTTATTACCCTGGCAATTATTGCCATCATTGCTCTTATTGCGACATTCTTTATGTTGCGCCGTGAAAAATTTTCAGACTACCCAGGCAACAACGACTTCATGAACATATACTATGACCAGATAGCTGAAGACCCTTTGTTCGTCAAAAAATTCCCCTACTGGGGCACGGGAGTAAAGGCAGGTCTGAGATGTCGCAAGCCAAACAACATAGCTTGCGACACAATTTGGATAAGTGGAGTTTTGGTTGAAATAACACCCGAGGTGAAGAAAAATCTTGAGTGCAAATACGGTTTACCATTCAACAAAATTCTTACCAACATTTCTTGATTTACTTTCTTGGGATGTGTACCCAGTTGCCGGGGCGTATGATGTTTCCGCAAAAAAGTCTGCGATACCTGTTGGACCGGAGGAACCTGTGGAGGGAGCAGTAAGGCATCAGGCTGGTATGAAATTTTTCATAAAATTCTTCATACGTCATGCTCTGATGAACCTTAACAGCAGATTTCTGACTAAAACACATGATATACTCACTCACATTATTTTATATAAGTTCGTGATGAGTTCTGGCTTCAATCCTAGAACAACGATCGAAAACACTATGAGCATGTGAGCCGTCACTGCAAACTTCGCAGCTCTTGAGTCCGCCACAATATCTCCAAAACCTGTTGTTGTGTGTGTGGCGGCAGACACGTATATTGCATCCATCCATGAGACATTTTCTTTGGAACCATCTCCGCGTTTGAAATTGTTTGCGAATCCACCTGGGAAAAATTTGTATAATGTGGCAAATAATAGCAAAATGGCAAAGTGAACTCCTAGAATTGACATTTATACTATAAAATATAATTTAAATAAAAAAATGTTATATTTTGGTAGAAAATGAGAATTCTTGCAGAAAAAAAGGGTCTGATTTACAAGATCAGATTTTTAAATGATAAGGTGTACATCGGGCAGACAAATAGAAACATATTTTCACGCGGTGCGGAACATCTGCGCCAATCGTCCGGTTGTATAAAATTGAAGAATGCGTTCAACAAATATGGACATGATGACTGTACGATGGAAATCCTGAAGGACAATATACCGATCGAATATCTTGATTTCTTTGAGAATAAATATATCGATCAGTATGATTCTATCAAAAATGGGTATAATATAAAATACAATATTGCTCCAAAAATACCAATAGATCAAGATTTGGAACCATATGTGCCCATTACTCCCAAGATAAACATTTTTGCACAATTTGCCAACAAAGAATACACTCCAAAAAAAAAGAAGATAGAGTGTCTGCTCCCAAAAACTCCAAGAAAGAAGGAGGACAAAAGGCCTTGGCTGAGGATGCCATCAAAGTAAAGTTTGTCGATATTATTTTATATCGACAAAATATCAACTTTACTTATTTTGTTATTACATATGAAAATGTTTGAACACATCGTGAATTACTTCAAAAGGACGTCAACGGTGACACACGAAGAGATGGTTTTTTTCATACCGCGTTGATATATCGACAAAATAACATCTTATACTCAGTAAACATTTTTCATTACAAATGAACATCCCCTGGAAAGTCCATCAAAATGCAATGCTGGCGGGAGGAATTGCTTGCGGAGTGGATGTTACACTTCAGTGGATGAAAAGTAAACGGATTGATTTCAAACAAACCGCACGCATCGTATCATTTTCTGCCTTAAGCACATACCCACAAGCGAGCTACTTCAATGCCATCGATCGTATTTTTTATAAGAAGACCTTGCAGTCGGTCATCAACAAGACACTCACCAATCAATTTGTCTTTGCTCCGATAAATTTGTCTTGTGCTATTGCCTGGAACCTTGGTTTTCAACAAAAAACACATCTCATAAGCAATCAAATAAAGACATCAATGGTACCTTCGATGGCAGAAGGGTCCTCATATTGGATCCCCATAAATATTCTTGCCTTTTCTATGGTACCTGCTTCGCACAGAATTGCTTTTTTCAAATTGGCCGGAATCCCGTATAAAGTAATGTTCAACATGCGTGTAAACAAATAATAAAAATTATCTGTAATTATGATATAACAAAATGGCCACCCCCGTCCCAGAAATCCCCGTGCCTGCCCCTGAGGTTCCCGTGCCTGCCCCTGAGGTCCCCGAGCCCGCCCCTGAGGTCCCCGAGCCCGTCCCCGTCCCAGAAATCCCTGTGCTTGCCCCTGAGGTCCCCGAGCCCGTCCCCGTCCCAGAGCCCGAGCCCGTCCCCGTCCCAGGGCCCGAGCCCATCCCAGAGCCCGTCCCAGAGCCCGTCCCAGAGCCCGTCCCAGAGACTACTCAGGAAGAAATTATCTATGTCCCAATTGCCACTACATTCCCTAGTTCCAGTTATTCTATACCTTCTTGGTAATTACGCATTGGGCAAAGTGTGGATGCTGGGAAGTTTTAAACCGTGCCGAGACACAGGCAGTGTTTCATGACTTTGCCAGTCGTTAACCATGTAAACATTTCAGTAGAAAACTATTTCAAAAAAAAAAAAAAAAAAAAAAAGTGATATCCTTATATCCCTTTTACCGCTATAGTGTTGGGATATCCCATTTGTAAACAACTTAATATTTTATCTAATAGAATATCAGAATGGTAAAGTTCATCAGCGGAATCCTTTATTCCTGCGATTGCGGTTATGAAACACTTTCTTCTCATGGTGCTTGCAAACATTCCAAAACCAAGAAATGTATGCATAATGTCATGAACAAGAAGGAGATGCGGTTTGTGTCCGAGGAAGAACACTTGGCAACGGTCAATACAACAAACAACATCATAAACGGAAATACAGGTGTTGTCAAGAATGTGGTTAATGATCATAGCATCACTAACAACACTAACAACATCAACATCACCCTTGCAATCCCAGATAAATCTGCGGTAGAGGCGGTGTATGCCATATTTAACAAACCAGAGTTCATAAGCGAAATACGCGGTGCGGATCCGCAACAAATACCTGCTATTTTGTTCAGGTATACGCGTGGGATATGTGCCGACCAGAAGTTTGTCAAATACGACTCTGGTAAAGACTCTGTCATTCACAAAGACCCGGTCACTGGTCATGAGATAACAAAGGATTTGAAGAAATACCGAAATGAGTATCTAAAAGAAAGCGCTAATTTATTCGATGACGATTATCATATACCATACGCTCCTCAGAATATACAAAGAGCGTTAAAGGATATGACGGCGCCTTCTTTCGACACCGGTAAGAAGAAAGAGAAACCTATATCTGGCGCTCAAGTTATAAGGATGTGTGCTGCTGGCGACCATAGAATGTACAAATTTCCCGTAGAGACGAAAGATTTTTACAATGATGTTGCAAAGAATGTAGATGTAGAGATAAAGTCCACATGATTATGCGTTCTTTTTATTTTTGCAGTTGAAATCCTGACCCCGTCCAAAATTCTTGTTTATGCAGTAGGTGGCAACATATGTGCTGTAATTGGTGTCGCCATAGTTTCTGTTGGCGGATCGTGGATCCGTGATGAACTTGCCTGACGCATCAAGAACGGTCAAGTCTGCCAGGCCCCGCTTGTGAGCAAAGAGACCCCCTTTCTTCACGAGTGCCTTGTTAGAGTTTGTGGGAATATCTATCTGGGTCTTGTTTATGCCCATGTTTCTGGCAAGCGTGTTGGTATTTTTTCCATTCGTGTCTATCACCATGTCTCCCATCTGTCTATAAAAATGATAGTCGGTCCCTTTGTCAACAACAGCCATGATTTTGTAATACCCTTCTTTGCATTTTACACAGGGTGAAGATATGTATCCACCATCCTTTTTCGTGGCAAGATCTGAAATTATACGAGCCTTGAGTGTCTTAACATCAGTAAGGTCATCATCGGGTTTTAATGTTTTTGATATCTGTCCTGGTTGCAGTTTGTTTTGTCCTCCCCCGCGAAACCAATCAAGAGCAAAGGCATAACAATTATTGTTCTTCTTGCCAAATTTATCACTTCCGTACACAAAATCCGTGAAGTTTTCTTCAGACCCTGATAGTGGAAGTATTTTTTTATTCATTTACTTACGCAAACTTTTTAATTATGTGCGCTACAGCATTTGTCGATATACATCTATATCGACAAAAGTGAGATTAATAAAAAAGCGACTGCTTAAACAACAGTATGCCTCCAAAACAGGTGGTTTATAAACCTGTGAGTACTCCCGAAGACATCAGGGAGAAGGCAAGAAACATGATAGACCTCTTGGTTCAAGATATGAAAATTTCCAACTTTCTTGAGAAGGCAACTTGGAACCACGCGGTAGACTTTTGCACAAATAAAGATCAGGCACTCAACTGGGACAACTTGGCATTTAGGAACGCCTACACTCAAAAGATTCTTGGCGTGCGGTACAATCTGAAACTAAGACCCGATTTGATGGACAAGATGAAAACTGGAGACTGCTCCATCAGGTGGTTTGTCAATGCCAAACCGTGGGAAATTTGTTCTGATAAATGGACGGATGCTTTCGAGGCAGCAGCACGAAGGGCGCTTAGGTTTTCCGACGCATCGAGCGTGGACCCTGAGAACATGCCAGATGGGATGTTGACGTGTGGTAAATGCAAGAGCCGCAAGACAAGTTATTATGAGATGCAGTGTCGGTCATGTGACGAACCTATGACCGTATTTGCCAAATGTCACGTCTGTGGGAATCGCTGGAAAAGTTGACATCATTTGACCCAGGTATTGTATATTGTCAATATTGTATATGTAAAACAAGAAAAATAAGAAAAAGTCAAAATATGGAAATAGTTTGTGTACCCGCAGTATATTATACCTTTGAAAAAGGAGAATTATACAGTTTCAAAAAGAGATACACAGTAGATAATCTTGGTAATATAAGAGGACGGTCTGAGAAAGTATTAAAACCACGTGATATTAAATTTTTATTTAAATATCCCAATAATACATGAA